CAAAGAAAAGGCAGCCGAAGAAAAGGCCGCCGAAGAAAAGGCAGCCGAAGAAAAAGCAGCCGAAGAGACAACTCGTAAACACGAAGAAAGTATAAACAAAAATCGTAATGAAATAACCAACCGTTCATCAAATCCACCCACCAATACGGGTATTACTAACGTGCTCGCGGGGTTACATGAACAATTCGATGTACTAGGCCGTAAGTTTGATAATAACAATGATAAACAAAAAGGTATTCAGGATTTGCTGACCGAAAAAACTGCATTACTAAAAGCAATACATGCTGCGGATCGTACAATAGAGAGGTTACGTTCTACGCTTACTGAAAAAACTAGCACGGATGGACTAGAAGATGGCTGGACTACCATTTTAGTTAGAAAGGGCGAACAGGGTAATGACATATATGAAGCTAAATTCGCTAAGAAGGTCGAGGTGGATAAGAAGGTCGAGGCGGATAAGAATGCCGGATTGTTCCCACCAGCGAACCCAGTGACACCGGTATCTACAACCCCGGAACCTTTACCGCCAATGCCACGCGCATCGCCAACAAATAGTCATAGAAGCCAGAATGTTGCCGTACCGAAGAATGTCGACGCGAATAAGACTAGCGATGTGGCGAATAAGCCCGGTTTGTTCCCACCCCCACCCCAACGGCGACAGAATGTTGCTGTCGCCGTACCGAAGGTCCCCGTACCGAAGGTCCCCGTACCGAAGGTCCCCGTACAGAAGCTCCCCATTGAGGCGGACGTATAAATCACGCGAAAACAAAAATAAACCGTAAACACATTATAAAAATAAGTTATTAATATTTAATAAATTATTTTTCATTTTAAGACCTTTTTGTTTTTAATACCTTTTGTTTTCAATTTTTCATCATTTAAATTTATTTGCTTTATAGAAGGTAATATTTCATCTTCTTCTTTATCAATTCTCTTTTTATTCGAGATTACAAAACCATCCAATGGTGAATCCTCTTTTTTATGAATCATCATATTTTTATTCGCATTTTCTAACAATATATCAAAATGTGGGTCGACATTTTCATAGTTCACATCTAGCTTAATGTCATCATATTCGCTTTGAATAATATCTTTTTTATCGGTCATCTTAAAATTTTGAATTAGACAAGATATATAATTCTCAAATGTTTTATTAATTTCCTCGTTATTTGATTTCTTTTTAAATAGTTCTTTTGTCATTGCTGTAATTCTTCTTCTGTAAAATCTCTTTTCGTCGTTATTAACATTTGTTATTTTTATCTTCGCACAATCATTTTCTACATCCGGTTTATAAATCGGGTTGGTTAAAAATTTAAGTGTGTCTTTTTCGCAGGAATTAATCATAATACTATTATTTATATTAATCTTTTAATTGCTGACGTGTGCAATTATTAAATAAATTATATCCGGTATTACAAATATTTGGGTTAAAATTACTAAACTCCTCATTCCTAAATAATTGGGGATGTGTCTGTATCACCGGTTTACCTTCTACCTTTACATTATACATATCACTATTACTAGATGGTATATATGAGGTGTGGGGGCAATTTTGTAAAGCAAAATACTGATTTCTTAAATTCGATTCGTCATTTATATTTGATGAAAACCCACTCCAAGGTCCCTGCGATGTACCCGGATTAAATGTCTGTTGAACATTATAAGTAGGTAAATGATTAATTGCTACTTTAGATTCGATTTGTGGGTCAACAATGGGCATTAAAGAATATTTCGTAGCGACAGGTCGCATACTAAATTGCGGGGCCAAATCATTTGTGGGGATATTGCGTTCGGCGAGTCTAAGATTTAATTCTTCGGTTCTAAATAAATTGCAAATTTGAACCCCATTAATTGTTCCATACATATCTGTCATTATATATTATTTACATAATAATTATAGACAAATCGCATACAATTATTTATAATAGAACATAAAGTAAAGATTATATAAAAATATAATGTGTGGCATATTCGCGTTACTTAATAATCATCAAACATTTAAACACGATGATATACAACACGCTTTTAATAAAGGCGACCGGCGAGGACCAGATATGTCGGCATTATCAAAAGCCGGCGATTTATTAGATATCGGTTTTCATAGACTTTCAATAAATGGTTTGGATTCTAAATCACATCAACCAATATTGATCGATAATATTTTATTAATTTGTAATGGTGAAATATATAATTTCCGGGAACTATTTTCTCAATTAAACATTGAACCACAAACAAATTCCGACTGTGAAATCATTATACATTTATATAAAAGATATGGAATTGAATATACATTATCTTTACTAGATGGGGTATTTGGTTTTGTTTTATATGACCGAAGTGGTACAGATACCGGTCCTTTTATTCATGTCGCGAGAGACCCTTATGGGGTGCGTCCGGTATACGAATTATCTTCACCCGATGAATATGTGAATATTGATGATAATAATGAAAATGTGAGAAAGATATATGATAATATTATCGGGTTTTCATCAGAGTTAAAGGTGTTACAGTGTTTTATCAATCCGGATGAGACTACATATTATAGTAGCTATAGGCCAAATAGTCTCTCTCCATTCTTAAAAGAAGATTTAACCGGACATACTCAATCAAAGCTAAAAATAAAACAATTTAAACCCGGAACTTTTTCAAGTTATAAAAAGGATAGTATGGCATGTTCCACGTGGGAATGTATTGAAAAGAATAAAATATATCATCTACCTTTCGCTTCTTCGCAGATTTACCGTACGGATATTACTGCCGATGAAGAAACCGTTTATAAACAAAACGTATGGAACGCGCTAGAAAGGGCTGTATATAAGAGAGTGGTAGGAACAACCGACCGACCTATCGCTTGTTTATTATCCGGCGGATTAGATAGTAGTTTGATTACGTCCTTGGTGAATAAATATTACGATAAGCAGTTAGAAACATATAGTATCGGTATGGATGGTTCGGACGATTTAATAAATGCTAGAAAGGTAGCCCTACATTTAAATACAAAACACACCGAAATCATATTGACCCCCGATGAGTTTTGGGACGCAATACCCGAGGTAATTGAATCAATTGAAAGTTATGATACTACCACGATAAGAGCTAGCGTAGGGAATTATTTAATCGGTAAATATATACGAAAACATAGTGATGCTAAAGTCATCTTTAATGGCGACGGTAGTGATGAGGTCGCCGGAGGTTATTTATATTTCCTGAAGGCTCCTGACGCATATGAATTTGATAAAGAATGTAGGCGATTGTTAAATGATATCCATACATTTGATGTCTTAAGGTCAGATAAAAGTATATCATCTCACGGTTTAGAACCTAGAACGCCATTTTTGGATAAATCGTTTGTGGAGATGTACTTAAATATACCATTAAAGTTACGATGTCCTATATATGATAAGAGTTCTCCTAAAATGGAAAAATATTTCTTAAGAGATATTGTGGAGACATTTGCACCCGAGTTATTGCCAAAAAAGATTTTATGGAGAACTAAAGAGGCCTTTAGTGATGGGGTCAGTGGTAATGCTGGTAGTTGGTTTGAGATAATTCGAGAGAAGGTAAAAAACGTTGAGCTCAATCGGGATGTATTAGAGCCCGAAATAAATCCACCAAAGACCGAGGAACAAGAATATTATAGGAGCATATTTGATAAACATTATCCTATGTCGGCGGATATACTACCATACTTTTGGATGCCTAAGTATGTAAACGCCACCGATTCTAGTGCCAGAACATTAGATGTATATAATAATAATAATAATATCGAATATGAAAAATAATATCGAATATGAAAAATAATTACTGTGATATTTATCCTTATTGGATTACATCATTGACTATTTCAAAATGCCGTTTTCATATTTTATGTATTCATTTATTTGTTATTTTCAATCATCTCGACTACAATGTTACCAACATTGGAGGCAACTTCACACCCATCGTTATGTGTTACATCATTTATGTTTTCTTTCGGGGGTTCTTCTAAATCTTCTTTCATTCTAAAGTCTTCGTCGATTGTATTATAGGTTCGAGATATTTTCATATAGGCACTAAATGCTCGCTCATCTTTCACCGATTTCTTCCCAACATTATAAGATGAAAAAAGCTTTTCGCCTAATAAAAGAAGGAAACTTATGATTGAAGTTAGAGTATTCGCACCTTGATAGTTTTGACCAATTGCTACCCCCGAAATACCAAAATTATAAAGTAATAATCCGGATGCTATATAAAGGGAATTAAGATACTCTTTGTTCATAGACTTCATCTGTATCTTATAAAGAGGATAATCTTCTATTTCTTCATCCAAGTAATTATTCGGTTTACCTGGGTCAATATCTAAATATTTTATACACCATTCCTCCCTCATAATTTCATTACGATAGAAATTTAATATGTAAAGAAAAGTGGCAAAATTGGAAATTAAAGCAGCTCTATGAATCGAATCCGTGTTATTAAAATTCTCGGTTAAAGTACATACTTTATCATTACAATCTTGTGGCACAAATATAACCAAGAAAGTAGCCATCATAACTTTATAAAACTCTAATATCATCAACATACCCGTTGTCACTCTTTGTTGATTATCAACAGATAATTTCATTATAATATTAATCCATATAATATTATCACAAATCAATCTTAAATTCATTCAGGATTCGTCGGGAGATAATCAATTCATATATCATATAAACTATTTTCATTTGTATATAACAAATGAAATGTATGAAGAAGTAAATTAATATCATTTACATTAATTTTATGTAAATGATATTGCATCTTTATTATAATGGATTTATGTTATAATCTAAAATAAACATATAGATGTAAATATCATAGTTTCATTTTCTGGTAGGGGTTACGTCTTTTTACTTTTATTATTCTTATTATTCTTATTATCATATCTTCTCTTTTTTGTTTTATTTTGCTTCTTAACGAAAAAGTCTTTCACGTGTTCTAACATCTTCTTCCCTATTATTGTATCCACATTCCTCTCCATCTCTTCTAGCACCACTATCCTTAAACTAAATATGCTCATTGAAGATATTAACATATTTATAAATATACTCTTATCCACCTTTGGATTGAAATTCTCATAATAACGATTTGCTATCTCGCCGAGTGGTATATATTGCTTATATGGCTTGACATTTATATAACAAACATTGCTATGTTTCATGCCTTCATGATACTGGTCATCTAAAAAACATATCCTTGCATCTTCTGTTAAATTTACACACCTCACCAAATCTTTATATAATTTATTGTCACTACTTCTACCGACCTCAACTACCCGACCATTTACCATATATGCCCCTACTATCTGATCAAATAAATCATAATCTAATTTATAATGGAAATATTCCATGATCAACTTCGCCCAACTCGATGGACCCTGATTATTTGTATAGATTATTACCTTCTCACACTTTCCCCGTTTCTTCATTCTCTTTACAAAATTTAATATATTCAGTATATTTGGTCTTAAAAATTCGGGATATACATCTAATAACCTATTAAAATGATTACTTGTTAATTTTACCCCATACATCCTATGTAGAGAATCATATAATATCCCTAACTCTACAAAACAACCCAATGTTTCGTCTAAATCAAATACTACATATTTTTTGATTTTTGTCATATATATATATTATATTTTTACATATATATGTCTATCTAAACACCACTTGCTCTATTACATACGGTCTCTATGTCCTCGTTATTCCGGTCACTTTATTAATTACAATTATCGCATGTAATATTTGGTAACTTTACAATTATGGTAAAATGGTCCATTATTTAAGTTTTTATCTTTTTACTATATATCATGCACCTATCGTTAAAAGAATACAAGGATATACTATCTTTTTATAACGTTAACTATTATCATAAAACCAAATTAGATATTTATAAAACCGCAGAGGATATTCTCGCTAATAAATTATGTCGATGTATCCATAAAATATCCGACTCCCTTCCTAAAAAAGATTATAAATCCTCAATCGCTATTTGTAAAAATAGTGTTTTAGGAAAAAAAGGAGTCTCTATCAAAGGATTTAGATGTAAAAAAAATATACGGATTTTATCAAATAAAACTCGCAAGTTATTAAAGAAATATAATTAATCCTCCTTATTTAAATAATCTAAACTCTTTAAAAGTATTAACTCCTCTTCATTTAACTTCTGGAATATTAAATTGTCATTCATCGATAAGTGATATAGCTTATTCATATTATTCTTATATAATATATTTATTCCTTTCTCCAATACCTTTATCTCGCATACATATCCACCATTTGTTAATTTTATGTTTGTCGGGTCTTTCAATGATATCCACCTTATATAAGCTCCATATTTTATGTCTGGTATATCATCTACGAATCTATACCATTTTAATTGTCTATGCAATTTCTTTAATATCACTCTTGGCACACCTAATTTCTGCAGTGTATCGTTCTTTATGCTACTTACCTTTTTCATATCTAAATCCAATAATACATCATTATCCTCATTTTCTAATGCCGATAATAATTTTGCGATATCCATACTCTATCTTATATTTAATTGTGTTTAATTATATTTAATTATGTTTAATTCATCATTTTTTTTATTCGTTTTTATTAATGAATACAAATAATTTATCCTTCCTGAATATCCTTAATACGAATCTATCCTTTTTATGGCAATATCGTACTATTATTTTAGTTATCTCTTTTATCTTCTCCTCCCTCGTCCTTTTTATTCTCTTTATTATTTCTATCTATTTATACCGATGTCTTAAAAAATTTATATTCTCTAATTGTGTACATTTTAATAAATATAATTCTTCGACCAAGAAGACCATCAAGTTATATGGTAAATATAATATCAAATCCATTTATCTTGTTAAACATAATCTTAATTATATTACATGTTTTATCATGAACATACTATCTGTCAATAAATTATCTAACCTACTACTTTATTATAAACAAACCACCGGTAAAGATATCTCCCCTACACATGTTTCGATTATCGCAGAGGTCTGCCTACCGGACTCAAGAGAAAGTAAACTCATCCTTATCGAAAAGAATTGGTATATTAATATAACCACCGACTTCTTCTTATCCAATAAATGCCACTACAAACATCTAGATATACCTTTCTCCACTAATCTTATAAAAATACTTACAAGGGTAAAGAAAAATATCGGTAAGAAGAACTATTTCAATTGGTATAAAAATAACACCTGTCAGCATTTCGTCTCTTCGATTCTACGCGAACTCAATATTAATGATTATCAAACGCATCAGTTTATTAAACAAGACCTATTCCATACATGTGACGATATATCACCCTATACAATGTATATATTAAATTTTCTATTAAATCTTCATAATACCATAACAGATTCTTTCTGTTGAAAATGACCCTCCCCTTTCTATTCTTTTTCTACCTACAACCTTCTAGGTTGACATTTATATCGTCCACAATTCCCTCATTGATTTGTATTTTGTTACCATCCTTACCATAATATATTAGAGAGCATATTGATTCTATTACCAGTATGGTCTAAAGACTACGACCTTCCTCTTTCGCTTAGATACGTGTAGGTAAATAATTAGTTCCCTTTTCTAAAAAAAACTCTTTTGTAGGTATTATGTAGGGGCTCTGAGGAACTCTGGAACCAAATGACCGTTTTTTTCGTAAAGTCAAATGAAAAGTTAAAAGTGGACATGTCCATTTTTGAAAAGTGAATCACTTTGTTGCATTCAAACGTTCCTCAGAGTCCCCTCGCCTAGAAGAATGTAGAGGTCGCCAGATTCCCAAATTTCTCGTTGTAGGCAATTTTTACCTACATACTTTTTTTTCTCTTAAAATTAAAATAATTTAAGCATATTTTCTGTTGATATAAATATATGCTCGACCCACAAAATCGCCAATTTATAAAAGTTTGCGAAATTAGCTCACAATTATATTGTAGCCTATGTGACTATAAATGCTCTAGATTATTTCTAATGAAACAACACCTGTCCACAAAAAAACATACGAGAAAACTACCCCAGAAATTATCAACATTATCAACATCCACCAAAAATACTTGTTCTAACTGTGGAAAAGTTTATAAAGAAAGGACTGGGTTATGGAGACATAAAAAGCAATGTTTCCCTCGAACAAATGAAAACGAAAATCCCGAACAATATGCTCTATTAGCAACAAAAGATATTCTCTTGAATCATGAAAGCGAAAATTTAAAGGATTTAGTAAAAGTTATCCTAGATAAACTGAACAGAGATAGCGATGTTAAGGAAGATTTCGCGAAACAGGCGAAAGAACAAAATGAATTAATTCATAATGACATGCTTAACCAGATTAAAGAACAAAATAAAATTATACAAGATATGGTTCCTTGTATTGGTAATTATAACAATAATCAACTTAATATCAACGTATTTTTAAATGAGACTTGTAGAGATGCTATAAATATGTCTGAGTTTTTAGCATCTATCGAAATAAAATTAAAAGACCTTAAATGTAGCCAACAGAACGGACTATCCGAAAGCATTAGCACCATACTTGTGAATGGTTTACAAGAATTAGATACTTATAAACGCCCTATTCACTGTACGGATATGAAACGCGAAGTTCTTTATATTAAAGAGAACGATGAATGGGAGAAAGAAGACGGTAAGAATGCCCTTAGATACGCAATAAATGATGTCGCCGAGAAACAGAGAAAAGCTATCGCACAATGGGAAATTCAAAATCCCGATTGGACAGACACAGACGCGGGGAAAGATGAATATATCGCATTGGTTAAATCGGTAATGACCGATATTTCTAATGAAAGGGCCGAGAATAAAATAATAAAAACGATCGCAAAGGAAACGATGATAAAATAATTTTTCGCAATGATTTAGTATAATGACATTTAGAAATTATATTGATTCAAAAAAACATGCTATCGTGGAAAATAATTATAAACTTAATCATAAATATATGACCTATTCCGTAGTAAAAGATAAACGAAAAAAATGGCTATCATTTACAAAAGCACAATATACTATTAAAGAGGCACTTGACCTTTTAGACTCTCTTATCGATGAATCTGACCCAGATGTTCATGTTGGTAATAATATACACGCATTTCAAACCGCTGAAAGACTTCGAAAAGACTTCCCCAATGATGACTGGTTACATCTGGTTGGATTAATTCATGACCTAGGAAAGATATTAACTATATTTGGCGAACCCCAACATTTTGTAGTCGGTGACACTTATGTTATTGGTTGTCAGTTCTCGCCGAAGATACATTTTTATAAGTATTTTGATGAAAATCCTGATACCAAAAATATTATTTTTAATACTAAATATGGAATCTATAAACCGAATTGCGGTATAGACAAGTTAATTATGTCTTGGGGACACGATGAATATTTGTATCACGTTCTTAATAATTCCGTTTGTAGTATACCTGATATCGGTTTAAAAATGATTCGATATCACTCGTTTTATCCATTACATAAAGAAGGCGAGTATCTACATTTATTAAGTAGAGATGATAAAATAAAATTATTGCCATTATTAAACACCTTTAGTAAATACGACCTTTACAGTAAAAGCGATACTATTCCAGATTGTGATAAATTATGGAATGAATATTATTGTCATTTATGTAAAAAATATAAACTTGATGGATTAATTAAATTTTAGAATTTTCATTTATATTCTTAAGATAATATAAATGAACATTGCGGAGTTTGATAAATTGCCTAGTAGTGAACAATTTAGTACATTAACGGAATTTTATAACGACCGAGACTATAAATCAATAACAGGCATTACTATGTCATGGACTGATGGAATTCATGAAGATGTTCCTGGTGTCGGGTTGTTACGAGCCCCAACGCCACGTGACCAAAAAATGGCAGCAGCGCACCCCGGAAATCAAAAATATTTTAAATTTTTACAATTAATCGCATTTAAAGTGATTAACGAAGTTAAAGGTAACGTCTTAAAAAATAATAGAGAATATTTAAATTATTCAACCTTTAATATTATACATATTCTTCAGGAAAATGCTACAGGCGGTAGTTATTACATTAATCCACGAAGGCATAATAAATTATATAATCTTTTAATAGAGTACAAAGATATATTTACCCATACGCCCGGAACAATAACATTATCTGATTCTCAATTATTACAATTATTGCTATTCTTAGATAAAGACATTGCTGTAGCACCACCGGCCTACAAAGAGGAAGAACCAGTTCAAGTGGCGGTAGCACCACCGGCCTACAAAGAGGAAGAACCAGTTCAAGTGGCGGTAGCACCAGATGGACCGCCATTAAAAAGACCCCTATCCCGGGATGGTAATACTCAAGATTATAAACGTCGTGCTGGCGGAAAGAAAACTAAAAGAACTAAGAAAACGCTTCACCGCGACCGCATTAATCTTCCCCCCAAGCTGGGCACGCGACGACGCGGTGGAAGTGTAGGCGAGTTCACCGAATCGGTTCATCCGCATTGCGGAAAGATGCGGAAGAAGCAAGGGCATTTTCTGGTCAAGAATACAAAAAAAATGAAAAAAAGGAAAGGAACGAAAAGAACTAAGAAAAGGAAAGGTAAAAGAGAAACAAAGATAAACAAAAGTAGGAAATCAAAAGAATATAAAAAACGAACAAAAATAAGGAAGAATTAGAGAAGAAATTTATATAAATTTCTATTAATGAATATATTCATACCAAATCATGATTGGTGCGATAGAAAAACTGGTAGTAATGCCTAGACACTCAAAGGCCCAAGGAAAATATTTGAATAGGTATATTTGTTGGGTATCATATATGTGTCCTGTTAAAATAAATAAACAGAAACTAAACATCGATATTAAACATAGATTAATAATGTATTTACTCCCTCGTTTATCATCATAATAATGTTGGTAAATATATGCAATTAAACAATAATGAATAATTCCAAATAAACAAAATAGTGATACGGAAATATCGTGTAAGTGCGGGAATATACAATCTGTAGCAAATAAGAATATAAAAAAACAAACTTGAAAAGAGATAATGGTTGATTTAGCCAGAAGAATTAAAAATATAGGTATAGTCTTTCTACATTCATAATAGAGCCTATTTGATCCAGTACCAAATAACCATATTGCGGCACTAGGAAAGGCGGACACGCATGCCATTAAGCCCGTGGCAGGAGCAGTAGCAATATAACTACTAATAGTATATCCATAATCACAAACGGGGCAAACAGATTGACCGAATATACCCTGTCCACACCCGCACCCATATAAACTACCGGTTTTGTTATAAAAAGAGGTATTATCACTACAGATAACGAGTGTATTACATAAATATTTATTTTTATTTTGGTCGAATAAATAACTCAATATAGGTAAGGACCAAACATATAGTGACATAATGATAGAAGATAATATCCACGGATAGGGATATATTTTATTAGGGTTTCTTTTAGATTTATAATTTAAGGTCATAAATTATAACTCGGTATCGGCATTAAGTAGTTTTAATATTATGTATGTCCTCTTACGTGAATGGATGCCGCGATTTGTAAATGGATATATATATTAGAAGATAAGTAATATTTCGGCGCGAGATGTGTATAAAAATGAGAATTATATGAATGGTAATACGTCGGGTGAACCAAAATATGAGGGAACGCGTATAAGGAATATATTATTTACCAAGTGGCAAATCCGCCCATGCCATCATTTGCGGCAGTAGGTTCATTAAGGGTATGTGGTGATAGTTCTTGTTGCGGTGATTGCTGTGATTGCTGTGATTGCTGTGGCATAGAAGTGAGCTGTGGATTCGAAGGAAGAAGTTGGCTCTGGTCTAGATAGTCGGACTGGCTAGGTTGGTGGGAAACGGCGGGTCGGTTGGCTAAAGGCTGCGATACTTTGACGTGGCTGGGGGTGTTATGTTGTAGTTTATTATCGCCGGATATGTAGTCACATAGTCTTTCGGTAAGAATATTAATTTTGGCGGCCAATTTGGATTGCATGGTTAATATAATGACAAGAAATGGAATAAGAGCGTGCATGAAGTTAAAATATGAATATTTAGTATTGCTGTATGTGGGAACATATTTAATAGCTCGGTCAGAGAGCCAAATAGCAATGATGAGGAAGATAATTTGACCGATGGATTCTGCTAAAATTTCAGCAGAACCCTTATTTTCGTCATCTTCGGGGAATATGGTTTTAACCGATTTAAGAATGAGAACGACGGGTATTATTGCTAAAATGGCGTACTGGATAAGGTTCATAATTTCATTTTTATTTTCATCGTTGAAATTAAATACATAATTAAAAAAATTACTGGAATCGGTTGGTAAATCTTGATTATTATTTTCAGCCATATGTTTTATAAAAAGAAATTAAAACAAAATGGAATAAATATAGTAATAATGATGAGAATAGCTTGTATGAAAATGAAAGAAGATGCAGAGACGGGTGAAAGTCACGATGAGAATCAATATATAAATTTAATTAAACAAATAGATGAATATGGTGAAATGATTGAAGGAAGAAATGGAATGGTAAAAGCCGTAATAGGGGGAGTGATGCATTTTGATTTAAGGGATAATATAATCCCAATATTAACAACAAAACGAGTAGCTTGGAAGAGTTGTTTGAAGGAGTTGTTATGGTTTATATCGGGAAAGACAGACAATAAAATATTAAAAGAGCAAAAGGTTAAGATATGGAATGAGAATGGTTCAAGGGATTTTTTGGATTCGCGTGGGTTGTCTTCGCTAAAGGAAGATGATTTAGGACCGGTATATGGGCATCAGTGGAGACATTTTAATGCGAAATATAGTGATTGTAATGAGGATTATACGGGGAAAGGTGTAGATCAGTTAGAGTATATAATAAAATGCTTGAAGGATCCAAATGAGAGACATAGTAGAAGAATAGTGATGTCAGCTTGGAATCCGGGCCAATTGGACGAGATGGCATTACCGCCTTGTCACGTTTTAGCACAATTTAATGTGGTAGATAATAAGTTATATTGTAGTTTATATCAAAGAAGTGGAGACATAGGATTGGGGGTACCATTTAATATTGCATCCTATAGTTTTTTAACACATTTATTGGCAAAACATTGTGATTTGGAGACCGGGGAATTTTTATATCATTTAGGGAATTGTCATATATATGATGACCATTTAGAGAGTTTGAAGGGTCAAGTAGAAAGAACACCATATAAATTGCCTAAAGTATTTGTAAAAAATAAATATGAGAAAATAGAGGATTATAGATTAGATGATTTTGAAATATTGGATTATAGATATCACGAAACGATAAATATGAAAATGCGGAAGTAGATAATATTTATATTATATAATATTTATATTATGAGTGGTTCGGCGGCATTGGCTTCTGTAAAAAGACGACGGAGCGGTATGGAAAAGGAGAATGTAATTATCGAGGGAGATGCTCCTGTAGAACGGGCTGGTAGGAGAATGCAAATATCTTCGATAGAAGCGTTAAGTCTTCATGAACAAAAAATGGAAGAATTATTTGAGTTTCATTTAGCCGATAAAAAACGTATTGGTGAATTAGAAGAGTTGGTAAAGGAATTATGTGAACAACATAATAGCACCGTTGATGAGATGGATAAATTTGATAAAACATTTAAAGAGTATCAAAACACAACCCAAAATAGTCTAAAGAATTTAGAAACACGGGTCGAGAAGGTAAATGGTGTAAGTGAAGTTTCTAGAATTCGAAAGAAAAGTGCTTCAATAAAAAATGAGGTATTATTAGAAGCAGTGGTTGGTGGGGCGAATGATAATGTATTGCCGACTTTTCCCGAAATAGAAGCAACTGAAAAGGACATACTAGATAATATAATATTTGATGAGAATGAAGATTAAAATGAGAATGAAGATTAAAATTAAAGTTAAATAATAAGTAAGTATCGTATGATTATTATTTAATGTAATATTAATCATGCAAATATTATGGGGAACATTAATATTTTGTATAGTATTATTTATTTATGTTCATGTGTACCATCATTTGAGAACATCAGATGATTTAGAGATATATGAAATTGATAGTTGTTCTAAAGAACAGTTGGAAGATTTATGTGATTTAAGGCAACCGGTATTATTCAAGTTTTTTGACGAGGACTTATATCGTAATTTTACAAGGAGAAAGTTAATAGAAGATTATGGGGCATTTGATGTAAAAATAAGAGATGTCACTATAAAACCATCGGGGGAAACCGAGTTGTTTATGCCTATATCATTGAATGGTTTAATGGATTCCTTATCAAATAAGGATGAAAGAAAATATTTAACAGAATGTAACGACGAGTTTATAGAAGAGACCGGTTTGATAAAGGTATTAAAAAGTAGTGACATGTTTTTAAGACCAGGGAATTTAGCAAGAGGAGTATATGATTTATGTATTGGGGGAGATGAGGTAACAACGCCTCTAAGATATGATATAAATTATAGAAATTATATATTAGTGACAGAAGGTGAAATAAAATTAATGTTATCGCCACCAAAAAGTGGTAAATATTTATTTAAAGATTTAGATTATGAGAATTTAGAATTTAGGTCGCCAATAAATCCTTGGATGGTCCAAGAACATTATAAACACGATTTTGATAAAGTGAAATGTTTGGAGTTAACTGTAAAGAAGGGTGATATAATTTATATACCAGCATATTGGTGGTATAGTATAAAGTATTTAGATAATAGTACTTGTATAAAATTTAAATATACAACATATATGAATTTTGTAGCAATAATACCCGAATTATGTATGAATTTATTACAGAATCAAAATATAAAAAGGGTAATCGCTCCTCAATTAGAACTAAATAACTATAAAACGAAATAACTATAAAACGAAATAACTATAAAACGAAATAACTATAAAACGAAATAACTATAAAAC